TTCTTCTTACATATAGCATATAGACCTATTGCCCTCTGATACTGAGCACCCGCCCCTTCTTCTGTAATTTTGTTCGATAAATACATAAATAGTATTTGTTATTCTGTCATTCTTATATAATAAAAATATAGAAAAATATATACATTATTACTTCATTCGTTATTTAAGTATTGTAAAGTATTGACGAATTATCAATATCTTCTCGTATTTAAATATTGAACTTACGATTTTATACGAACCTACATCAATAGAATTTATAGTATCACGAACGATATTTTCTCCACCAACAGATGCCTTCTCAAGGTCACAATAATATATTACACTACTTGAATATTCTGTTACAAATTGTTTGTGGTTTACTTTGATTTCCAGTTTATATTTATTTTCTTTTGCGAATTCTACCATTAACCCGATGATGGTAATAATCTCCTTATCCTTATCAACACATTCTTCATTCTTGTATTGCCAAATGCTTTTCTTGCCCTTAGTGATTTTGGCAATGGCCTCTATATTTCCAGATTTCTTTTTAGTAACTTTTATGTCAGCCTTCATTATCTCGTATTGGCTCACGTCTTCCTGTGTTTTTGACTCCTTACAGTTCTCACTGATGTGTTGCATCTGTTTGGAGAATTCTTCCTCACATATAGTAATTTTGCTATTTGTTTTCCTATCCTTCTTCGCTTTTGGACCCGTAAGCATCAATATGAATTCGTCAAATAATAGTTCTTTTACCATGTTGAGTTTGAGATTGTCTAATCTGTTCTTGCGTTTACCAGCATCCTGATACATCGGTTTCTGTCTCAGTTCATAGTCAACACCTTCCCAATAATCCTTTCCCTTATCATAGTGCGGCAATTGACTCAGACACAACGCATACAATTGTAACACAGGATTCATAATTTGATTTGTGATGTAATGTAACGAATCTGGTTGTAACCCTTGTTCTATGATGTAATCAGGGTTCTCTATGCGATCCCCCTGAAGACCGGATGAATTTTCTACTTTGATATACACGAATGGTATGCGGTCATTGACTTGTGGTTTGTTTCCAGGATCCCTTTCCCCTATTCTATCTGCTAAGACCTTGTGAGAGATTTTTGTAGGATCTTTATAGGAAGCCCTGAGACTCTTGGATATTATAAGATCTGTAATAGGTGTCTTACCTTGAACAAGGTTTAACAGTTCGTCCTTCAAGAACTTAATTGAAGCATCCAAATCCTGTTTATTCAACAATAGATCAATTATGCCACCATATATCTTTTTAACTATTGGAGCATTATCGCGACGTTTCAATGCAATACCCATTGATTTTTGTTTGAATTTTGTAGTATCCATTTCATAGAGATTACCAACATATCGCTTCTTAGTGAATAAGATGAATGGATACATAGATTTCTCATAGTTGAGTTTTTGAGGAGAAGGCATAATAGATACAATATTCTTCTCCACGTGTTTACCGATTTCGATAGCGTATTTCAACGAATTCTTACCTGATATACTTACGCCATTTTCATCTTTCAAAGGAAATTTACAGAAAATAGAGTCAGTATTCTTCAATATCATATTACCTACTCCTCCATGAAAAACACCCTCTTCTGTTTCTATATCATATACATACCCGTCATATGAATCGTATAGCACAAATAGTTCTTTGATTTTGCCATCACTGATATCTGATCCATATTTTACAGTGATTGTATTTCGGTCGTACAGCATTTCACAACACAACCCCAGCATCTGGAATAGAACGATATATGATTGTGCTGTAATTTGTGAGGAGATTACATAATTATGATCAATAGCATCATCTAGGCCATCTTTGAAAGCTTGTTTGACTTCGTTGGAACTGTTTAGCACACAATGTGGAACAATCTTTACGTTCTTGTTGTGATAACATTGATAATATTTTGCCACAAATGTATTTACATTCTTATTAGATTGACCATCTTGTATAATTAATTTGTATTTGTTGCTATTATATATGTTTTCATCAACTGTAATGTCAAACTTGAGATTTTCTACCTTTTCAAGATATTCTCTACAGATGACAAGTTTACTGAAGTCGTTGTTATTTATTTCCCACAAATATTTTGTGCCATCCTCACAATAACAATGAAACACCTTACCTTTTCCAACAAATTGCCCATAAATATAAGCCTGGTATTTATCAACGTTATTTTGATATTTGCTGAAAACAGGTTGTGAATGTAAAAGCTTTTGTCCTACCACGCATTCCCCTGGTTTGACGATATTCACGTTATGATCAAGTAAACTATGATCCTCTGTTACATCTACGATACCAGATTGTGTAACAACCCTATATATTTTTTTCACAGTCTTGTGACGGATAATTCTTCTTATTTTTGACCAACCATTGTGTGTCCATACTGATGTATTTATAGGCATGGTCTGTTCTTTGTTAAATCTATCCGTATCATATGGCTTGAAGTTCTGATACGACGTCCATTGACCATTAAACTTTTCAAATGTTGATACAAAGATTTGGTCATCTGTTTTGTAAGTAATAGGAGTATGAGGCATTACACTATCACCATAGATTACTTCAGCGTTGTATTTTGTCTCCACAAAATTTTTGGCAAGCATAATCATCTCTCGTCCAGTTGCTGTGGTACATGCTGCGATGTCCTTCAAATATATAGGAGAAGTCTTGGCACCTATCTGACCATACAATGAATTGGCTGTGATTTTATATGCGAGCTGTAAAGCATCGAAAACATCCTGTTCAAAGATATTGAAAGTAACATGCTTTGATTCAAAATCTGATTTTGCAATAAGTGTTTTTATGTTCTTATCAATATCGTATACTTCGTAGTCATCGTCTTTTTCTGAAACAACACCTGAAATGATAGTCTTGTCTTTTTTGATAATTGTTTCGTATTCCATTTTTTTCCTGGTATTCTTGCGTTCTTGTAAAAGCATACACAAGATGTCTGATATGATACCTTTCTTACCATCTTTATATTGCGCGAACACGCATTCTTTTACACCAGTCTTACGTTTTTTATCACCAAGACCTTCATAAAGATCATAAGATACAGTAGTGAATTCAACGTTTGGACAAGGGACGTGATATTTTGGATTCATGACATAACAATCATGTGATAAATTTCTGGCAATCATAGATGATGGATACAATGATCCGTAATCAAATACAACAATTGGATCATCCAAATAAATGCCTTCTTTTGGTTCTAGAACAACAGCACCCTCATATCCGTCTACATCAATATCTGATAAATCGGAGAATTTATTGACTGGAATTAGGTAACCGCGATCCATACATTGTTTGGCAACGAGAGAGAAGATCTTGATTCCTTGACCCCTCCTGAAGAGGAAGTTGAGTGGAACAAGACAAACATTTCCCATACCAATATTATTTTCAAGAATTTTCAATTTGTGTAACAAACGATTGACAAGAGCACAATCCTGAATACAGTATTTCGCAATAACACATCTGTCTTCAGAAGATCCCTTGAATTTTTGAAAGATTTCATGTGGCTTCAAGTCATCTTTACGATCACCGATGAAAACCTGAGCAACATTATCTAGTTTATAACTGTCTAATTTATGTTCTCTCTGCATTACTTTGAAGAGGTCAATACATACAGTGCCATCAATGTCAAAGTATTTGAGAATGTTTTCACCAAGAGCAGATGATGATAGTTCTTGACGAATGAGAGTAGACTTTCTCATGAGATTTCTACCAAGACCCGTTGCGAACTCGTCAACGATATCGTTTTCAATGGCACGTGCCCATATATATTCCATATCAAAACCGAATATGTTATAACCAGTGAGAATATCAGGGTTAAGTCGCGCCATTAGCTTTTTCCATTCCAATATGACCTGTTTTTCTGTTTTACACGAAACGACATCAGTATCTTCTATATCGTCACATGAATTAAGAGAAATGATATTTTTATAGATTATCTCTTCTGATCCATACTTGTGAACAGTCGTCCCAATCTGAATAATCTTGTCGCCTTTCAATGGAGGTAAAATTCTTGAAAGAATATCGTTTAATTTAGCTTCAATGATATTTTGTTGTTTAACCGTCATCTTTGCTACAGGTTGAATTTCTTCGTCATTATCACCATCAGAATCAACAGCTATTATTGAAATTTCGTTAAGAAGAGCGATTATTTTAGAAGATTCTTTGATGATCTTATCTTTGATCTTGTTAAAATCAACTGTTCTCTTGGGATATACCTTATTGATTTTGATATCGTCGTCGATAATGGCATCTTGAGTATACATTGTTTCAAACCAATAGAGGATGAATTCTTCTGTGATATCATAACCTGCTTTTGCAACGTTAGCGAGGTCCTGAGCAACTTTACGATAATCCTTTATAGGGACAGGGAAATCACCGTGACTACTTGTACATTCAATATCAAATGATGCTATGAGAAGAGGAGCAATGCTATTAACGACGATGGGATCAACATTTTGATGATCTGTATGTATGTTGTAATCGCATCTTGTAAAATAATCTTGATTTTCTTCTTCTTCATAATCTACGATAGACACCCATCCACATGGCTTGATATCGCGTTCGTGTGTATATCTTAAGAAGGGGTCAATATTGCTTTCGTACATTTTGAAACCCTCCTTTTTACGCGAATCAAAGTAGTATTTGAGATTGTTATACATCATAAGAGATTTCACAGATATTTTGATAAATCGGAAGTCAATATTGTTGGTAAATCCCCAGAAATCCTTCTTCTTTACAACTTTGACGTCATTCAGATGAGTTTCATATCCGTTTGCGATAATCTTCTTGTTATATTTTGTTTCTCTACCGTCGCGCCTGAAGATACAGAGATACTTCTCTTCCTTGATGATGCTCTTCAATTTGGACACTTCGATATTGAATCTACTGTCAGAAAACTCTTCCCATGACTCTGGAGGTTTGACATAGAAGTAGGGTTCATAACCACTAATTCTCGCACTTACCGTGATGCCATCTTCAGTAGATCCATATACAATCATTGTATATAATTCTGCTTCTTCAGGGGTCTCTGGTTTGGGTCTATTTCTGTCATTCTCGGGAATATACCAATCGACAATCTGGAATTTTAGTGCCTTTTCGACATCTAACTCAGGAGATTCCTTTCTAGGAAAGTCCATTATAGTAATAATGACATATTTAAAGTTTAAGTATCATTTTTTTATTTTTCATTTAGATAGAAGCACAAAACTTATATGAAAGTGGGTTTAGAAGGATTACTTATAATATCAACAACTATATTAGTATCTTATCTTGCTTATACAACTTTTTATAGTGAACATTTGGAATCTGTAAAGAGCACTGTTGATAACAAGGAATATCTTGTACAAGATAAGAGCGACGCACAAGAAGCCGCTAATTTAATTGCTACAATTCGTCAAAGACTCATATTACTTGTGGATCATCTAATAAAAACCACACCTGCTGATGATTCGCGTATCATAATGTTGAAGGAAAATTTCAATCCGAATAATCTAAAAGAAGGTGTCGAAAATTCAGGATATACGAGTTACTCTATCAATAAAGGTGAGCAAATAGTGCTTTGTTTGCGAAACAAGGATAAAATGATGGATATCAATACTATGATGTTTGTAGTTTTACATGAACTATCACATATTGCTACTGAAAGTGTCGGTCATACACCTGAATTTTGGGAGAATTTCAAATGGATTTTGGAAGAATCTATCAATGTTGGTATATATCAGAAAAAAGATTATAGTGCCGAAGCAGTTGAATATTGTGGTATGACTATTACATCGTCACCACTTGAATAAGTATATATTCATTTGGGTTTAGGTTATTTTTATTATTTATTGAAGGAAAGAGAGTACATATGTATACAATTTCTAAAAATAAATAAAAGTTTCATAAAGTTCTAAGATTCT